TGATTTATTAACCGGTAAACGGGTGGTGTCTGTCCAGAAAGATGGTCGCAGAATTGAATATACGGCGGCTTCTCTGGATGAGCTTAACCGGGCGATCAATGATGCGGAGTCGGTACTGGGGACAACCCGGCGTCGCCGTCGTCCGCTGGGAGTGAGGTTATGAAACGAACGCCTGTCCTGATTGATGTGAACGGCGTTCCGCTTCGTGAGAGTCTCAGCTACAACGGGGGCGGTGCAGGATTTGGCGGGCAAATGGCTGAGTGGTTGCCACCGGCGCAGAGTGCCGATGCGGCCCTGCTGCCCGCGTTGCGTCTGGGGAATGCCCGGGCAGATGATCTGGTGCGCAATAACGGAATAGCGGCTAATGCGGTGGCTCTGCATAAGGATCACATTGTCGGGCATATGTTTCTGATCAGCTACCGTCCGAACTGGCGCTGGCTGGGGATGCGGGAGACCGCAGCAAAAAGCTTTGTCGATGAGGTGGAGGCGGCCTGGTCGGAATACGCCGAAGGGATGTCTGGCGAGATCGACGTGGAAGGAAAACGCACGTTCACGGAATTTATCCGTGAAGGTGTGGGCGTTCATGCGTTTAACGGCGAAATCTTTGTGCAGCCGGTTTGGGATACGGAAACCACGCAGTTATTCCGTACGCGTTTTAAAGCCGTGAGTCCGAAACGGGTGGACACGCCTGGACACGGTATGGGGAACCGTTTTCTGCGGGCCGGTGTGGAGGTCGATCGATATGGCCGTGCCGTCGCGTACCATATCTGTGAGGATGATTTTCCGTTCTCTGGTAGTGGACGATGGGAACGGATCCCGCGTGAACTTCCCACCGGGCGTCCGGCCATGCTGCATATTTTCGAGCCGGTGGAGGACGGGCAGACCCGTGGGGCTAATCAGTTTTACAGCGTCATGGAACGGCTGAAGATGCTCGATTCCCTGCAGGCAACACAGCTTCAGTCGGCCATAGTGAAGGCGATGTATGCAGCGACGATTGAAAGTGAACTTGATACCGAAAAGGCCTTTGAATATATCGCCGGCGCGCCACAGGAGCAGAAGGATAATCCGCTTATTAATATTCTGGAGAAGTTCTCCAGCTGGTATGACACGAATAACGTGACACTGGGCGGTGTCAAAATTCCGCACCTTTTCCCCGGTGATGATCTGAAACTGCAGACTGCGCAGGATTCAGACAATGGATTTTCGGCGCTTGAACAGGCGCTGCTGCGGTATATCGCCGCCGGTCTTGGCGTTTCCTACGAACAGTTGTCCCGGGATTACTCGAAGGTCAGTTATTCAAGTGCCCGCGCCTCCGCCAATGAGTCGTGGCGCTATTTTATGGGACGACGAAAATTTATTGCGTCCCGGCTGGCCACGCAGATGTTTTCCTGCTGGCTGGAAGAGGCACTTCTTCGGGGGATTATTCGTCCGCCACGGGCGCGTTTTGATTTTTATCAGGCGCGATCAGCCTGGTCACGGGCTGAGTGGATTGGAGCCGGAAGAATGGCCATTGACGGGCTCAAGGAGGTTCAGGAATCAGTGATGCGCATTGAGGCCGGACTGAGCACGTATGAGAAAGAGCTGGCGCTGATGGGCGAGGATTATCAGGACATTTTCCGCCAGCAGGTCAGGGAATCTGCTGAGCGACAAAAAGCCGGACTCTCACGTCCGGTGTGGATAGCGCAGGCGTATGAGCAGCAGATAGCGGAGAGTCGCAGGCCGGAAGAGGAGACAACACCACGTGAGACGTAATCTTTCACACATTATTGCCGCAGCATTCAATGAACCGCTGCTTCTGGAGCCCGCCTATGCGCGGGTTTTCTTTTGCGCGCTCGGGCGCGAGATGGGGGCATCAAGTCTTTCGGTACCACAACAGCAGGTACAGTTTGATGCTCCCGGAATGCTGGCTGAAACGGACGAGTACATGGCCGGAGGTAAACGACCGGCCCGTGTTTACCGGGTGGTGAACGGTATTGCTGTACTGCCGGTGACCGGCACGCTGGTGCACCGGCTGGGGGGTATGCGGCCATTTTCCGGAATGACAGGCTATGACGGCATTGTCGCCTGTCTTCAGCAGGCAATGGCGGATAGCCAGGTGCGGGGCGTACTGCTGGACATTGACAGTCCGGGCGGGCAGGCCGCCGGCGCGTTTGACTGCGCTGACATGATTTACCGCCTCCGTCAGCAGAAGCCGGTCTGGGCACTGTGCAATGACACGGCCTGTTCTGCAGCCATGCTGCTGGCGTCGGCCTGCTCCCGACGGCTGGTTACCCAGACATCCCGTATCGGCTCCATTGGCGTGATGATGAGCCATGTCAGCTATGCCGGTCATCTGGCGCAGGCCGGTGTTGATATCACGCTGATTTACTCAGGGGCGCACAAGGTGGATGGCAATCAGTTTGAAGCGTTGCCGGCAGAGGTTCGCCAGGACATGCAACAGCGCATTGATGCGGCGCGCCGGATGTTTGCTGAAAAAGTGGCGATGTATACCGGTCTGTCTGTTGATGCTGTCACGGGAACAGAGGCCGCCGTTTTTGAAGGTCAGTCCGGCATTGAGGCCGGGCTGGCGGATGAATTAATCAATGCGTCGGATGCCATCAGTGTGATGGCCACGGCGCTGAACAGTAATGTCAGAGGAGGCACTATGCCGCAATTAACTGCAACGGAAGCCGCCGTGCAGGAGAACCAGCGAGTGATGGGGATCCTGACATGCCAGGAAGCGAAAGGACGTGAACAGCTTGCCACGATGCTGGCAGGACAACAGGGCATGAGCGTTGAACAGGCCCGGGCGATTCTGGCCGCGGCGGCACCACAGCAGCCGGTGGCATCCGCGCAGAGTGAAGCCGATCGCATTATGGCGTGTGAAGAAGCGAAAGGTCGTGAACAACTGGCGGCAACGCTGGCGGCGATGCCGGAGATGACGGTGGAAAAAGCCCGCCCGATCCTGGCTGCTTCACCGCAGGCGGATGCCGGACCCTCACTCCGTGATCAGATCATGGCACTGGATGAGGCAAAAGGGGCTGAGGCGCAGGCTGAACAGCTGGCTGCCTGCCCGGGAATGACTGTGGAGAGCGCCCGGGCTGTGCTGGCTGCGGGATCAGGTAAGGCAGAACCGGTCTCTGCATCCACAACCGCCATGTTTGAACGCATCATGGCGAACCATTCACCGGCAGCGGTACAGGGTGGCGTGCCACAGACGTCAGCAGACGGTGATGCGGACGTGAAAATGCTCATGGCCATGCCATGAAGCCAATGCTGACCATCAACAGGAGGTTTTTACAATATGGTGACGAAAACTATCACTGAACAGCGTGCGGAAGTACGTATTTTTGCCGGTAATGATCCGGCTCATACCGCCACAGGCAGCAGCGGGATTTCCTCGGCAACACCGGCACTGACGCCCCTGATGCTGGATGAGGCCACCGGGAAACTGGTGGTCTGGGACGGACAAAAAGCCGGTAGTGCGGTTGGCATACTGGTACTGCCGCTTGAAGGCACAGAGACGGCGCTGACCTATTACAAGTCGGGGACCTTTGCGACGGAGGCAATCCGCTGGCCTGAAAGTGTGGATGAACACAAAAAGGCCAACGCCTTTGCCGGCAGTGCCCTGAGTCACGCGGCGCTGCCGTAACACGTTATCAGGCCACCGCGGTGGCCTGACTGATTTCTGAATGAAAGGAACTGATTTATGGGATTGTTTACGACCCGCCAGTTACTCGGTTATACCGAACAAAAAGTGAAATTTCGTGCGCTGTTTCTGGAGCTGTTTTTCCGCCGTACGGTGAATTTCCATACCGAAGAGGTGATGCTGGACAAAATTACCGGAAAAACGCCGGTGGCGGCCTATGTTTCCCCGGTTGTTGAAGGAAAAGTGCTGCGTCATCGTGGTGGTGAAACCCGCGTGTTACGTCCGGGCTACGTCAAGCCGAAACACGAATTTAATTACCAGCAGGCGGTTGAGCGTCTTCCCGGTGAAGATCCGGCTCAGCTGAACGACCCGGCCTACCGTCGTCTGCGTATCATCACTGATAACCTCAAACAGGAAGAGCACGCCATTGTCCAGGTGGAAGAAATGCAGGCGGTGAATGCCGTGCTGTATGGCAAATACACGATGGAAGGAGACCAGTTCGAGAAAATTGAGGTCGATTTTGGCAGGTCGACGAAGAATAACATCACTCAGGGTAGTGGTAAGGAGTGGTCAAAACAGGATCGTGACACGTTCGATCCTACACATGATCTTGACCTCTACTGCGACCAGGCCAGCGGTCTTGTGAATATTGCCATTATGGACGGTACCGTCTGGCGTCTGCTGAATGGCTTTAAATTGTTCCGCGAAAAACTGGATACCCGTCGCGGCTCTAATTCGCAACTCGAAACAGCGGTGAAAGACCTGGGCGCGGTGGTGTCCTTCAAAGGGTATTACGGCGATCTGGCCATTGTGGTGGCAAAAACGTCTTATGTGGCAGAGGACGGTACCGAAAAACGTTATCTGCCTGAGGGCTCGCTGGTCCTGGGGAATACGGCAGCAGAGGGCATTCGTTGCTATGGTGCCATTCAGGATGCGCAGGCGTTGTCCGAAGGTGTGGTGGCCTCTTCCCGTTATCCGAAACACTGGCTGACGGTAGGGGATCCCGCCCGTGAATTTACCATGACGCAGTCCGCGCCGCTGATGGTGTTGCCGGACCCGGATGAGTTTGTGGTGGTACAGGTGAAATAATCCGTGAGCGGGGGCGAAATGCCCCCGTGTCTTTTTTCACAGGGGGATGATATGGCAACGAAAGAGCAAAATCTGAAACGGCTTGATGAACTGGCCCTGATTCTGGGGCGTGAGCCGGATATATCCGGGAGTGCCGCAGAGATAGCGCAGCGGGTGGCAGAATGGGAAGAGGAAATGCAGTCATCCGGCGATGATGTACAGGTTATGAATATGGATATCCGGGAGAGGGAAAACGCGGCTCATGATGTTCGTGAGGAAACATCCGGCGCGTTAACGCGCATCAGAGTTCTGACCTGCCTCCATCTCTGTGGCGTTGATGGTGAAACGGGGGAATCCGTTGAGCTTGCGGATGTTGGTCGGGTGATTCTGATTATGTCCTCAGATGCCAAAACACACGTTGATGGTGGAATGGCTGTTTATGCGTGATTTTCAGAATGCCTTTGATGCCGCCCTTGCCGGGGTGGACAGTACGATTGTTGAAGTGATGGGCATCAGTGCGCAGTTCACCTCCGGTGCACAGCGTGGCGGCGAAGTTCAGGGGGTTTTTGACGATCCGGAGTCGCTGGGGTTTGCCAGTAGTGGGATCCGTATTGAAGGAAGCAGCCCGTCATTATTTGTGCGGACGGATACGGTTCGTGCCGTGCGGCGTGGTGACACGTTGACCATTAATGGTGAGATGTTCTGGGTGGATCGTGTTTCTCCGGATGACGGGGGCAGTTGTTATCTCTGGCTGAACCGTGGGCAACCACCCGCAGTTAACCGGCGACGATAAACGCAGGGTGAATTATGGCGATAAAAGGGCTTGATCAGGCGATTGAAAATCTGAGCCGGGTTCGTAAAAACGCCATTCCGTCGGCTTCAGCAATGGCTATTAACCGCGTGGCTACAACGGCGATTAATCAGTCTTCATCACAGGTTGCCCGGGAGACCAGGGTGAGCCGGAAACTGGTAAAGGAACGGTCCAGACTGAAACGGGCGACGGTCAGAAATCCGAATGCCAGAATTATCGTTAACCGCGGTGATCTCCCTGCTATTAAGCTGGGGATCAGGATGCTTGGTCATCGTCCGAACAGCATACTTAAAGCCGGTCAGCATCGTTATCAGCGGGCATTCATCCAGCGATTAAATAATGGGCGCTGGCATGTTATGCAACGTTTGCCAGAAGCCCGGTATGCGAAGGGCAATGACGATAAAGGAAGGAAAAAGCGTAATCGTCTTCCCATTCAGGTGGTTAAAATTCCGATGGCGGCCCCACTGAAGCAGGCTTTTGATGAGAACGTTAACCGTATCCGGCGAGAACGTCTGCCAAAAGAACTGGGCTATGCGTTGAAACAACAACTAAGGATTGTGATAAAGCGATGAAACATACTGATATCCGTGCTGCAGTGCTGGATGCACTCGAGCAGCATGAACACGGGGCGACGCTGTTTGATGGTCGCCCCGCTGTTTTTGATGAGGCGGATTTTCCGGCAATTGCTGTTTATCTCACCGGCGCTGAATACACGGGCGAAGCGCTGGACAGCGATACCTGGCAGGCGGAGCTGCATATTGAAGTTTTCCTGCCTGCTCAGGTGCCGGATTCAGAGCTGGATTCGTGGATGGAAAGCCGGATTTATCCGGCGATGAGTGCGATCCCGGCACTGTCAGGCCTGATTACCACGATGGTTACGCAGGGCTATGAGTATCGTCGTGATGACGATATGGCGTTATGGAGTTCTGCTGATTTGACTTATTCCATTACATACGAGATGTGAGGACGATATGCCAACACCAAATCCTCTGGCACCGGTAAAAGGTGCCGGTACCACCCTGTGGGTTTATAACGGTCAGGGTGATGCCTATGCAAACCCGTTGTCAGACGATAACTGGCAGCGACTGGCACAGGTAAAGGATCTGACGCCGGGCGAGATGACGGCAGAACCCTACGATGATAACTACCTAGATGATGAAGACGCGGACTGGACTGCGACCGGGCAGGGGCAGAAGTCTGCAGGAGATACCAGTTTTACGCTGGCCTGGAAACCGGGAGAAGAAGGTCAGAAAGGGCTTATAGGCTGGTTTGAAAGCGGGGATGTGCGGGCCTATAAAATCCGTTTCCCGAACGGCACGGTGGATGTGTTCCGTGGCTGGGTCAGCAGTATCGGTAAGGCCGTAACGGCGAAGGAAGTGATCACCCGTACGGTGAAAGTGACCAACGTGGGTAAACCTTCTGTGGCGGAAGAACGCAGCGAAATTACGCCGGTCACTGCGATTAAGGTGACGCCGACATCTGGTACGGTGGCAAAAGGGAAAACAACAACCCTGACGGTTTCTTTTGAGCCGGAAAGTGCAACCGACAAAACGTTCAGAGCGGTTTCCGCCGATCCGTCAACGGGAACCATTGCTGTGAAAGATATGGCGATCACTGTGACGGGGGTTAAGGCTGGAAAAGTGAGTATCCCCGTGATTTCCGGTAATGGTCAGTTTGCCACGGTAGCTGAAGTCACCGTTACTGAAGCGGGCGCTGCAGGGTAAACGGAGGTAATACATGTTTCTGAAAACCGAACAATTTGAATATAACGGTGTGTCCGTCACGCTTTCCGAATTGTCTGCGCTGCAGCGTATTGAG